ATACATTGTCGTGTATTGCTGTCAGCGTTCCGGTACGGGTTCCCACAGTTCCACCATTTAAGAAAAAGGTGGCAATAGAGGAAGCAGCTAGCCATGATACCCCCACCTGTTGCCATGAACCAGTCATCAGCGGGACTTCATAGGCGAGTGTTTCCGTATTCAGTCCTGTTGAGGAAAGTGATAGTCTCAGTTGATAGGTAGTACTTGTCACCAAAGAATTATCTTGTGTTGCGTCCAGTGTCGGTGAGGTTGTGCCAGTATAGGAGGTATAGTAGTCGAGGTGAAGGCGTCCGTCCCCCCCATTGGCATCAAAGGCTCCAATCCCCCCAGTCGCCGTAATCTGATTAGTTCCCAGTGTTGCCGTTTGGGCTTTCAGTAAAATTGATCCTCCAGCTCCTCCCGCTCCAAACCGGTCATTTGACCCATCTCCTCCACCGGCTCCCCCATTGGCGGTGAGAAGTCCTGACGCTCCAGCGGTCATGGTTGCGGCAATAAGAAACAGTATCCCTCCTCCGGCTCCTCCACCACCTACAGTGGCAATCGTATTTCCCGTACATCCACCACCTCCACCCCCCATACACATGGTGGTGAGATCGGTAGATCCCGCAGTCCCTCCAACGGTTCCGGCTGATGGGGCAGGATAGGTTGACGTATTGCCCACGGTTCCATTTCCTCCGGCAGCTCCTCCACCACTCCCTGACCCTCCCCCTCCACCATTTCCATTAGCCCCGGTTTGTTGTGCTGATGCACCTCCTGTCCCCTCACCACAAAAAGCAGGAACAGACGGCTCAAGGGTCGGGTCCCCCCCACGAAATCCTCCTCCCTCTCCCCCGCCACCGGCTCCAATGGTTCCCGCGCCTCCATTGGCTGACACCGTCCCGTTATAGGTGAATGTTCCACTGGCAATAAATCCCAACATACCACCAACGGTTCCATTCCATGCCTTGGCTGTATAGGTTTTGGTGATATCAACGGTGACATTGGTATATTGTTTAAAGACTCTCACCTGAGACACAGCCGTATAGGTTCCCATCAAGGCATTTTGTGTTGAAATTGTCCCGGCTGTATAACTCAGAATAGCGGCCCGTTCCCATGTTCCCGCTCCTGATCCCTGCATCTGCATGATGACAATGACTTGCCCTCCCGCAAAGGAGGCATTGGTTGCCGATATTACCAGTGTTCCACCGGTTGCTATGGCTGCAGAATCAATCGGGGCCTCGGTGGTATTGGAAGAGATAGTCAATGATCCGTTACTTCCGTCACCGAAATAGCCTGAGACGGCCGCGATATCAAATTTATAGCTTCTCAGCGTTCCAGATTCATCCCACTTACTGACAAGGACCATCTGATTGCCAACCGTTGGAAGTGATTCCGGTTTTATTTGTACATCAATCGCAAGGTTCCCGGTAATGGAAAGGGATGCAGTATCAGCACGGGAAGCATATTGTGAACTTCCGGATTCCAGATCAAGCGAGTTGGTATTGAGTGGTACGCCACCAAAAGAGGCAAAGGCATTATCATTGAACGTAGGACTAGCGGAACTGAGCGGCCCATATCTTCCCACAACGGTATCGAGGGCATACCACAAGTAATCATCCTCTGGAGAGTATACAAGACCATTTCCATGACTACCGGAAACACTTCGCAAATTAGTATAACTTCCGACAGAGGTTCGGGAATAGATCGTCCCTACATCATCATAGATAAAGGTTAACGTAGTGGGTAAATAGGTTGCAAACCACTTGGGAAGGCCGGTAATAATCGTTCCTGATTCCTTGATCGTACGAGGCAGTATCGTGGCATTATAGGGATCAGATCTGACATCAATCGACTGCGCAAAGGCATAGGAAAAGGGAATGCGATCAGCCCGTGTAAAGTCGGCAATTCCCCCGGAAAATTCACTATAGATACGTGTAACTTCTGCCATAGTGTGACCTGTTAGGATATTGATTGAGCAAATATTTTATAGCTGGGAGGATAAATGGTTGGTCGTCGCATCACGATATGACTCCGATCCCGATCCGCATATTTTCGGTGAAGTCCAATAAGTCCTCCCGTAATATTTTTGTCATCCAACCGGCGGGAGGTATTGGCAAAGTTACCGGTCCAGTACATATTGTCATATTTGGTTCCGTTATCCGGATCTTTCCTCAGGCCTGAATAATAATCTGAGGCAGTTCCAAATGGCAATATCCCCTGTCCATCCTCCGGAAGTTCTGGGGATTCTCCAATACGATAGGCCTGTCCGGTTGCGGTAGCTGCAATCCACGGAGATTGAAGAGTGAGACTGGTGGCTGATGTATAGGCTGATATTCGATACCACAGTCCTTCTCCGGGTGTTGCCGTATTGGTCACGGTAAACCACCGACCGACCATTCCAGGCGTAAACGTGGTTCCTGATCCCGTCAGTGTGGATGAATTGAGTGTACACGTGACTGTTCCATCGGTATAGTCTTCCACCAGTAAATTCCGATCCCGATAGAACCGTTGAAATTGTCCCGTATAGGTAGCCGTGGGAATCGGCCAGATACCGAAATCATATTGTCTGGGAAAGTAAAACTGTGGGATAGAGGTGGGTTGAATCTGAAGCGCGTTATACCAGTTCCACAGTTGAGCCGAATAAATAGGATAGAGCGTATAGGTCAGACTCCCAATGGTAATCGTCAGACTATCAATGGAAACCGTGCCAGGGGGATAGTAGTAGTATTGTGTCCCATTAGCGGTGGTAAACGTCTGGCTATCCTCAATAATATAGGATTCAAGAATGCCAAAGGCCTGTTGATACCGTTGACCTAAAGAATATTTAAAATCAGCCAGAATACGAGGATCACTGGTGGCTGAAGACAGACCAATGTTCCTGGCGTGCTGATTCAAAATGTCCGTATAGGTAATTCTTATAGGCCTAACACCATCCTTCTATGAATACAATAAAACCCAGCCGTCTGGCTGGGCTACATAAACCTCTAGGATCAGTATACTACGCTATCTACTTTTTGTGTATCTTTGAATGACTACTTAATGCGCCTATGGAGGGAAATTTCTCCTGACACTGTTTACAGGTAAAGGTTTTTATCGGTAATTGTGGTATGGACATTGATGTCCCTACCACCTTGGTTCCTTCGGCTGTATAGGTCAATTGTGGAGAAACTGGGGTTGTTTCGGTGATCACCATAGGCTTTGTTTCAGGAGTAACCGGAAGTTTGGGTAATAGTTTCAATGCGGCCTGTACTTCCTGTATATCTTTATTCTTCTCAACAAGTTTTGTCAGTATTTCCTGTATTTCCTTAAAATTATCTTCATAGAGTTCATTTTTCTTTTGATATTCCTCAAGAAAGGTAAGCATAATAATCGTCATATCCATCTGAGAACGGGCGGTGATCTTTCCGGCCCCATTGAGATACTGAAAATAGGCCACAAATGACATGGTCTGTATGGGGGCTTGAAAGAGTTCGGATAATGCCCCACGTAAACTATTCACTCGTTACCTCCGAAGCCTCAAGTTTGTCATTCATGGCGGCAAATGGTGATATGGTTGGTGGTTCGTGCTGCGCAACAGGCGCAACTGGGGGAGGCATCGGGGGCCTATCCGTTCGGGAAACTCCCATATTGGGCATACTATCCGGACTAACTCTTTTCTTACTCATATTCTCCAGAGCTTTTTCAGACGCCGGTTTCAGATCAACTTCACCTGATCTGGGATTATTTGCATCAGGTGGGGGGATATCCCGGCCTGATTCCAGTACCAAGCCTACCCATAACTGATCATATATTTCAGCAATAAGGACCGGATCGTTTGATTTCGGATAATCCTGTGTCACATAGGTTTCCTGATTTTCCGTATATTTATCGGTATAGCGGGGAAGTCCTTTGACATCACGATCTTTGATATAGTCATCATGCATGTTCTTGGCTATGGCATTGATGATCTCATCTTTCTTGTGTTCCACATAGCGAACGGCTATATGACGCGGGACATCAAGGTAGGTATCTGGTGGGAATTTCTGAAACTGATGGGTATCATATTCAACATAAAAATCATGGGGACCAAAGGTATGGAGTTTCCCCTGTACACGAATAGAAGATGGATTGGCGAGCCGAATAATATCAAATGATTTGCGGCGCATTTCAAAATGCCATTGCTCTTCGACTGCTGATGGTTGGGGAGTTCCTCCCATTGCCTGATTGATATCCATTAGTTTGCTTCTCCTCCGTCTTTCTTAATAGGGGTAGGGGTGGTAAAAGGTTTATCCTGAGCATCGAAGGGTTTTTCTTTTGGTTGTTCTGGGGACTCAGGTTTGGGAAGTTTCTCAAGGAGTTTTGTGACCAGTGGAGCTATTTTTACAAAATCACCTAATCGAAGACCACCGACGGATATGGTTTTATCAATAGCCATGAGAATAATACCTATTTCCTCAGGGGATAATCTGATGTACTCATTCTCGCTCATTAACGCCGAGTATACCACTTATCCGGCGAGTGTTCTAGGGGCTGCCAATAGGCGTGGAGACGCAAGTTGTACCGTTTCATAGGAAATAATCACAATTCCTGATCCGCCATCAGCCCCAGAAGTTCCATTGAAGGTATGTACTCCACCGCCCCCTCCTCCGGTATTTGCGGCTCCATTTTGAGGAGAAACATTTCCATTGGTTGTCCCCCCATTTCCTCCCCCTCCGAGTCCTCCCGTTCCTTTTGTATCCGTATTTGCATTATCAGCCGCACC